ATATGGGAGAGAGAACTATGAGTGGTATGGGTAATTACGTAGTAGGTGGTGAAGAGGATGGAACTCTTCGCTTTAATGAAGATGAACAATGCTATGAAGAAAATCCTTCAGCAGAAGATTTTGAACATCCTTATGTGGATGAAGAGAAGGAGCGTAGAGCAGGGTTCTTTGACGAACCTGATGGCAATGTTCAAATAACTATTGAGCAAAAAATTATAAACTGTCAACGTATACTTGACGATATGATTAGTCTCAATGGTAAGAAAGGGCAGTCAAAGTTTGGCTTCCTTAACACAACTGGTCGTAGGAATTTGAAACGTATCAGTAAACTTTTAAATGATATAGGAGAAGATTTATGAGTACACAGTTAGATACTATTCCAATTGGAAATAAGAAGTACGTTCTTGTTAAGACTCGACTTCAATATTTTCGTGAGCATTATGAGAATGGAGTAATCTCGACTGAGATTCTGCATTTTGATAAAGACTCTGTAATGATGAAGGCAACTGTCTTTGTCAATGGTCAGGTTGTCGCTACAGGTACAGCACATGAGCAGAAAGATATTAACAACATCAACAAGACTTCTTTCGTAGAGGTCTGTGAGACTTCATGCATAGGTCGGGCACTTGGGATATTAGGCATCGGAATAGATGAGAGCGTTGCAACTTTTGATGAAGTCTTTAGTGCTCAGAAACAGCAGGAGCAGATGGTAAAGAATGACGAACTGCTTGAATATAAGTCAGGAACTCTTTCAGTTCAACTTGCGAATGCTATCGACAATGATGATGAAGTTGGTATTAAGGAAGTAGAGAGTGACTATAGAGGTGATATACCATTAGCCAAGTTAGTCAAAGGCTCTCTTAATCCTGAGCAGGTTCATTACATGGCTGAACGTAAGGGAAGACTTTCCGAGGAACGTAAGGCTAAGTCAGAAGCCAAGGATGCTAATAATTTAAAGTTAGCCAAGGAGTTCGCTAAGAAACAAAAGGCTAAGTGAACATAGGGGTCTCATCTGCCTACGCTATGTCGGGGTTTTTAGAAAAGGTCATATTCAACCTCTTCTCCTATTCCTCGTTAGTTAAAGACAAACGATGGGAGTGGTTGCCCTAAGCAACCCCAAATTTTAATAAGGAGTAACGTATGATAAATAAAGTTATATTAGTTGGAAACTTAGGTCGAGACCCTGACATCAGGTCTTCTTCTAAGGGAGAGACAATTGCAAATCTTGCACTTGCAACCTCCGAATCTTGGAAGGATAAAGAAGGCAACAAGCAAGAAAGAACCGAGTGGCATCGGGTGAGTGTCTTCGGTAAGTTGGCTGACGTATGTCAGAAGTATCTCCATAAGGGGAGTAAGATATTCGTTGAAGGCAAATTGCAGACTAGGAAGTGGGACAAAAATGGAGTTGACCAGTATACAACTGAGGTCGTTCTCTCAGGATGGAACTCTACCCTGATGATGCTTGATAGCAAAGGTGACCCAGTTGAACCTAGTGAACCTGTTGAAGAGGAAGAGCGTCCCAAGATTCAACCTGTAGCAGAAGAGGAATTTGAAGATGACATACCTTTTTAGAATTATGATACTAGCACTACTCCTAAGTGGATGTAGTTTCCTTATAGGATGTAGTGTATTTGAACGAAAGGTGAGTATGGCTGAGTCAGGTACTCATCTTTTCTGTACACCATCAGACGCTCATCCTTGGGCATGTGATGGTTTTTTAATCTTAGAGGAGTGACGTATGAGTATATGGAGTAAACACAAACCCTATCTATCAGTATCCCTGAACAAACAGTTCCTTATGGCAAAAAGTCCTAAAGAACTTGAGAAGATAGGACGTAAGTATGGGATTGAACTAGACAAGAGAAAAAAGAAAACAACTCTTGTGGACGAATTGTATGCTGTTCTTTAACACGTTCTTAGGATTGGTTGCACTTATCATCTCAGGATTGATAGGTGCGACCATTACATTCCTACTGATGCATTTAGGTGTACCTAGAAATTGGTTTGGTATTGGCTATGATGTAGGTAGGGGGATAAAGAAAAAACCTAAAAGAATACCACCTGAGAACCTTGATGCTTTTCTTCAAGGAAAGGATTTTGGCTTTATGAATAGAAGACCAATAGGATGGTGGAAAAAAGAGGTTGACAAAAATGACACATAAATACTCAGACGAGGACTTGATGAAACTCGCAGATGGTGAACTCAATGATAGCGACCTTGCAATGAGAATAATAAGTGCCATAGTTGATGGAGACACAGAGTTGGAATCTCGACTTGAGGTCTTCACCAAGACTCGCAACACTTTATTAACTGCCTTCCTACACCATGATAAAGATTGAACTTAATACTTGTGAACGAAAATTGGCGAATCACATTGCTCAAGGTCGATTAGACAACAATACTCGTAAGGGATTTAAGGAGCGAAAGCAAGATGCTAAGAGGAGTAGTTGGGATATACACTTTGAAGGTGTCTGTGGTGAGATAGCCGCATGTAAAGCCTTTGACAAGTTTCCTGATACTAAATACAACGTGGACTCTCCACCTAAACACGACATGATGTCTCCACTTGGCTTTACTGTGGATATAAAAACAGCACAGAAAGGTAAAGAATTTTGGTCAGCCGCCAGTTATAAAAATGTTGGGGACGTAGAAAGATATTTGTTTGTAAGAGGAAGATGTCCTAAGTATGAGATTTGTGGTTGGGCAAGACCTGAAGAATTTATTAACCCTCGCAATGTAAGTGACGTTGGGAATGGAAAATTTTATAAAATAAGCATGGATGAGATAAGCACTCTTCATGAAGGAGATGAGTTCTAATGAAAAAATGGATGAAATGGTTAGTCTTTTTTTACACAGTTGGATTTGCAGTAGAGGTCTATGCAATTTGTTACATTGCACTATGGCTCTATGGCTTCCAAAAGGTGATGATGTAATGGCTAAGATACACACAAAGACCTATCTTTTAGATAACGATAGAAGGGTTACTGTCAAGTCTGTCGCTGAGCGAGTCGGCATCAGTCCTAGTGCGGCGAGAAATAGACTCGACAAACACACAGACCCTGACAAGATATATGCACCCTACTCGTCCAATGGTGGGTTAAAGAAAAAGAAGGCTAAAACTATTGAGAAGATAAGACCATACAAAGACCCTATGTTTATTTTGGTGATGAAGTCTATTGGTGGCTGATGAAGGTTCGACCTATACAGAATTACGAAACTGACTCATGGTTACTAAACAAACATTATGCCAAGCGTATCCCTTCAATCAGTTATGCCTTTGGTCTTTATGATGAAGACAATCTTGTAGGTGTTTGTACCTTTGGCTACCCTCCAAACTATAACTATAACGAAGGTAAGTGTGTGTTTAAAGATTACAGGTGCTTAACATTAGAACTGAACAGGCTTGTAGTAAACGATGGCTTACCTAAGAACTCTCTATCCTTTTTTGTTTCCCGATGCCTTAGACAATTACCTCAGCCTTCTTGTGTAGTTTCCTATGCTGACCCCAACAAAGGACATCATGGATATATCTATCAAGCAACTAATTGGATTTACACAGGTGTCAGTTCAGCAAAGCATAGATATATTTTTGAAGATGGTTCAGAGTTTGATATACGAAGAGGTATCGACAAGAAGGGTACAGTCATAGATAAAATATTACTAGACCCTACACATCGTTATCTGTATTTCAATGGGGATAAGAGAGACTTGAGGAAAATGGTGTCAGATTTAAAACTTGAGAGCCTTCCATATCCAAAAGGTCAAAACACTAACTATGATGCTTCAGGCTATGTAGCGACACAAGGTGTACTATTTTAGTCCATTTAACCTTTCTTATCCTTTTTCAGGAGAATTCAAATGACCAAACCAACGATTGATATATATTCTGTATTTCCATCTCCTGTATATATTGCAAAGAGAGATTCAGATTTAAATCCTAGAGAAGAAAAAGAAATTGAAAAGATTATTAAAAATGGGATGCATAGAAATGTGGACAACTCAGGTTCAAACAATTCTTATATTTTTAATGAAAATCTTAAAGAGTTAAAACAGTTTTGTGAATATCATATTAATGTGTATGTTAAAGAAACTATAAACCCTAAAGATGAGATAGATTTCTATATTACACAATCTTGGCTAAACATAACTAAACCGGGTGAAAGTCATCACGAGCATTGTCATAGTAATAGTATTATAAGTGGGGTTTTTTATATATCAACTGGAAGAGGTGATAAAATTACATTTGTTGACCACTTCACTCCCACAAAACAATTAATATTTTTTGAACCAAAAGAGTTTACTACATGGAATTCTTCTATCTGGTCTTTTCCTTCTAAAACTAATGAACTTATTTTATTTCCATCATGGGTAAATCATCAAGTACAAGTAAATGAAAAGGCTACTACTGATAGAATTAGTATTGCATTTAATACTTTTGTAAAGGGTAGTTTGGGTAGTGAAGAATCATATAATGAATTAATTTTAAAATAACTCACTTCTTACCCCACACACTCGCTGTCAAAATAGATAGGAATGTCAGGTGAAACAATCCACCTCCCATTAAAGTGAATGGGTCGTGCTGTCCTGTGAGTTTCTTCATGAGTTCCA